TTAATTGACTTTTGCAAGACCCTGCTGCGAAAAAGTCGCTTTTTGTTGTGATCGTGTTCTCACAGCGCAGAGAAGAGAGTCGCTATCAAGCCGCTTAAAAATGGCGCACATAGCCCGCCAGTAATCAGCGTAGTTATGGCACCAGTTATCAGGCTTAACGCCACACAGGGCTGCAAGGTCCTGATGTTGATATCCATACTTACCCGCCAGCTCTGCTTTCACGTCCTGTGCCGCCAGCCAGATAAGCTTCTTCAGCCGCTCCATCGTCTTGCCGGCCACTTTCTTGGCGCCAAGTTGATCACGGAACTCCGCCCACGCCCACTGTGTTATCGCTACCTGATATTCAAAGCGGATGTTCTCGCTGTAGTTCCAGAGCAACCAGGCTTTCTGATGCTCTTCCAGCGACAGCAGAGCCCGGCGCCAACTGGCCGTCGAATACTCAACGGGCAGAACGAGGGGGATTGATGAACCCTTAGCGCGGGACTGGCTGCCGCTCATCGGCGGACCATCCGGGTTAACCATTTTTTGCTTCGCCTCGCTATACACCTTCTTCCTTCCCCGGCTGCGCGCCGTAGCGGTGAATTGTGCGTTCTCTGCAAAGGCCACCAGTTGCCCCTTTGTCGCGCCGCTCAGATCGGCAGTGGCCACTATCAGCTGCTGGCGTACATACTGGAGGTATTGAGTGTTAATCATGCCTTCTCTCCCAGGGTCTGATAGATGCGAACGAAATTCTTGAGGATGCGGTAGTCAACCAGTACGGTGCCGCTGCTGCGTAAAAGGCGAAGCTTTATCCAGCGGTCGCGGATGCGTTCGATAACGTCACGGCTCATTTGTCCTCCGCTTTCTTAGGTCCGCGATATTCGCCATATTGCGGTGTTCTGGATCTTGGTCTGGTATGCCGATGGGTAACTTTTGGAGAAAACAAAGCCTCTTCAACGCTCATACCATTTTTCAGCCGATGCTTGATGGCAGTAACTGATATCAAAACCCGGGGGTCTCTGGCCCATTCGGTAGGGGTTTTCGTTTCGCCATTGAAGGTAATTGCCATACGAGATTTTTTTGTATGCTCAGGAATGTGTACGCGAGAGCGCATCACATTGCATGCACGGCAAAGCACCCTCAAATTTGAGTCAGAGTTGTTATCGACAACTTCATCGATGTGATCGATGTGCGCAGTCTTCCAAGTAACTTCCTTGCCACATATCTCACACGGAGGGAGAGTGTCGCCATATCGGTCATAAATAACTTTTCGATGCTCGTACACAAATCCATTTGCCATGACTAAGGGATGATCTGGACAATTAATCATCTGATAACCTTTGGAGTTTTTAGTCCTATCCTTTCTCTTTCCACGCTTCGTCAACTCATAGGTCCCGTAGCGCATCATTCGGAAATAGTGCTTTTGACAAACGCCTTTGCCTGGATAGTGCTTACACTCGCTATCACATCCATTTACCTTACATTTCATGCGGCCTCCTGATGGCGGGCGCGGCGCTTCTCCAGCGCGCGGGCTCTGCGGGTGAATATGGATTTGATGCGCTGCAGGTAGGGAATTTCGAACCGGCGCGGCTCGTTATCAGCCTCAAGGCGCTCTACGCGATCCAGGCCAATGCGCTCAATCAGGTGAATGCGGTATTCAACGGCATTTCCGCTCAACTGCCGATTGCAGCGGGTGCAGGCGGAGTGGACGTTGAACACGTTGAATTTCAGGTGCGATGCCGCGCCACGGGAACGGTAATGACTGGCGTCAATAGCGCTGCCGGTCAGGTAGTTGCTCTTGCCGATAAGCGGGCTTCCGCAGCTTACGCAGGGCTTACCTTCGTCACGAACTCGAATGTACCGGTTAAAGGCTGACTGAGCCTCTTTATCCCATTGAGCCTTTGTCTTGAATGACTCACGCTTAGCGCGGCGACGCTGGCGCCCCTCTTTCTCGGATTCGCGCTGGCGCTTCACCGCCCTGGCCTTCGCCACTTCCCGGGCTTTTGCTGTCTGTTTTTTGCCGATCGCGCTGGCGCATTCAAAGCAGCAAACTACCTGCCCCTCCCGGGTAGGATGGAACCATTCGCGGCAGTGGGCGCATTTACGACGTGAAGGTTTACGCATGTGGCCTCCTTGCTCTCAGGCAGAGCCACTTCTTATCGACCAAGCGGGCGGTGTAGCCTTTCAGGGTCGGGATATCGGAAGGCTTAATTTCGACCTTGCGCTTGCGGCGCGCTGGCATGCGAAAGATTGAGCGCTCAATTACTTTGGCGAGGGGACTATGCATGGGATTCTCCCCAGCGCTTGGCCCATTCGATTTCAATGCAGGACTTTTCGCTGAACTTAACGCCCTGCTGGGTGCCGAACCAGTAGATCGCCTCGATGACCTCCACCATCTCTCGGACTGTCATTTTGCTGGTACGCTGTCCGAACATCACAACGCCGCCATCCAGCCCGGGGGCCATGCGCTGCTCTTGTTTTTTCGATTTGGCCACTAGGGCAGTAATGAGGTCTTTCCAGTCGTCGGAGTCGTATTTGTTACCGAACCAGACAACCTGATCTGACAGGTCTTTCAGGAGCGGCCACATTTTCTTGTTTTGTTCGAGAGTGCGCGTCATCTCCTTGATATCGAGAATCAGAGGGCGCCTGGCATCCACTGGCAATTCTCGAATGAAATTGATGGCGTTCTGTTTGATAGCGTCGTTGACGAGGTGGAATTGCTGTTTCACGCTTCACCTCCTGAGAGGTCAAACGATGAATGCAGAAAATCGCCGGTGACTTTCGCCATCGGTGACAGATATTGCTTTAAGGTTTTGTGCGCCATGTGTCCCCACTTGGCGCCGGATAATCGTGTCAGTTGCTCAGGCTGACGAGGTAATTATCGCCCTTCCCGGGGAGAAAAGCAAAATGAGCATATACGATAAAAACCCCTCCGGAGAGGGGTTGAGATTAGAAGGTGGCTTTGCGTTCTGCGGGGGATTTAGGCATCAGTCGTCCCTCATCAACTCATCGTGTCCGTACTCTTTACGCAGTTTGCGCTTGGTGACCAACATCCTGATTGCCGTGATAATCGGCAGCGACACTGGTAATGTGATGAGGAACAGTAAGCAAACCACGCCATATGCAATATCTTCCAGCATTCTCCAGCTCAGCAAATCCTTTACAGCCTCTACAAACCAACCAGGGTATTTCATTCGATATCGTTGGCGTGAATTCATCACTTCATCTCCAGACGCCAGACGGCTTGACCAATGCGGCTCTCGTGGGGGCATTTGGATACCAGACCCTCTTTCGCCAGTTCGATCAGTTCTTTGCGCAGGTCTGCGCTCTTCCACTCTATCCCGGGGAATTTGCGTTCCATCGCGCAGCGGATATTCCAGGTAGCCATGCGAAAGGGATATTCACCCTGAGCCCATTGTCTCTGCTGGTCCGCACCCTCTGTCATTACCTGCATGATTTTGCTTTTGACGTCAATCACCTTTCACCTCCTGCGGGGCGGCTGGCAGCGGCATCCAGTGTGTATACGGTGCCTTTTCTGATGGCCCCGTCATGCCATCGCAAGCTACACAGCAAAAGTGCTCGTAACTTTCTCCATGATTAAACCAGTATGTCGGGTCATCGCCATCTGGATCGATGTAATCAAATCCAATTCTGACATCTCCGGGGTAGTCACCGGGTTGTGGTGGCGTGTACACCAAAACCAAGATTCCAGGCTCCGGCATCCGCTCGCTTACCGGAATCCATCCCGGAATAATTTCAGGAATATTTTGTGGTGCGTTGTGTTGTTGCGGGGCGGCTGCGAGCATGGCATCCCACACTTGCTTTGTTGCCATCTGCCGGTCACCTGCATCATACATCTGCTCCGTCGGTTCCTTCGGCACCATCACGTACCCCTCTGGAATTACCGGAGAGTTGCCAGCTAAAATACGCTTATTAAGTTCAAGTGCCACTCTGGCGATAATAGATGTTGTTGGTGAATGCATGTGGGGATTGCTTGCCACACACTCCAGCCACACCACATCATTAAAACGATCGAAGTCAAAATCATACGGCACTACCGGCTGCTGCGCGTGGCGATAGAGAGGCGCTATGTTTCGCTCTAGGTCGGTGATGACGCTCCATATTGGGACTGACTCGACGCCTTGCTTCTCCATATCACGATAACTATCGGCATACGCCAGCACAGGATTACGGTTAGGCTCGCTGTCCATTGCGGCCAGCGCCATGCGGGCCACTCGCTTGAGAATCTCTACATCGGCGAGCCCCAATGTGTAGCCGGCTTTTAAATCAAAGACAGCCTGAACATTCTCTTCTCTGGTTAATTTGCTGGTCATTGGTTGGCTCCTAAGTCGCCATTTTCTTTAGCCCAGCGCAGAGCCCTACGAGCTGCTGAGCTGTTGGATTTGTATGCGTGCCCGCAACTACCGCACTTACAGATAGGAGTTCCGTATTTGGTTTCGCCAATTACGGATACATTCCGCCACTTGATAAGCGAACTATCTCGCCATCCGTCACGGGAGTAGCCAGCCGAAGCCAGCCACGCACGCTCCCATTTTTTGTAGCATTTCATGCAGCGAAGAGAGTGATGTACGGTCATCTACTCAGCCTCCACCTTGATGCCAGCGAGCCAATTTCTAACCAGCTGATATTCGTTATTTCGGAAAGAGCCGCAGGCGTAAATGTACGGCAACCGCAGGTTATGGCCGTTCTGGCGCAGATAGTCTTTGCACCCATGCTCGGTAAAGCAGGCAGTAACAAACTCATCTACTTCCTGCATCGCGTATCGGTCATATCCGCGAGTGTCACGACCATCCTGATGAAGTGCCTCCAGTCGCTTGGCTCGCAGTTCGCTGACCTCTTCACCATCCCATACCCAGCAAATTCGACTTGGCGAGTGCTCGTCGCTTCCGATAATTTCACGCTTCTGGAAAACAACGAACATGGGCTGATCGGTAATGCGGTTGTCCTGCGTCCTGATAAGCTCACCGATTGTGTAAAGCTCAGGGGGCAGCTTCACGGTGCGGGACTCCAGCTCGGCGATGCGCTGGCGGTAATCCGCAATCATGCGAGATACCTGCTCCAGTGGCGTTACATTGCCACCGTCTGGTGGGTCCATATACCGACAATCAGGAAGCAGGCTGCAAAGCACATCGTTAATTTCGATAATGCGCTCCTTCAGGTCGATAATTTCGTGAGTACGCGGATCAATTTCGGCCTTCTGCTGTAACGCGATGATTTGCGTATGCGCCTTCTCCAGCGCCTCTACCAGCGCATCAATGCGGTTCTGCTGATAGTTCCACGCTGTTGCTGCGGTATCACCACAATCGCCAATAGCGGCATCATCAGCGTTGCAGTGCGGGCAGTAGCATTCGCCATAATCACCGCAGAAAAGAGGTTCTCCACCATTCAGTTTGTTGCTCGGATACATTTTCCCGCAGTCGGTGCATTCAGCCAGGTAGTAAGACCCTTCGACTTTCTGCCCCTTCATCTGCGCCAGTTCGGTGATATCAGTTGTCATTTGTCAGCCCCTTGGATACAGCTATTGAAATCATCAAGAACTGCAAGGTAATTCGAGTCATTTAAATCTACTGAATTACAGCTCATCCCTTCTTTGATGACTCTTAGCGACGAATTAAGGAGATTAATGCGGAAATATTCAGGAACTGCAGACCCATCGCTCCACATGCACGGAGTTTCTCTAAGCCATAAGATCCTCCTCTTGTGATGCAGGATGTCGTAATGGCGCTGGAGCTCATGAAGTCGATTAGCGTTACTTTTACGCTCTGCATTGGTAATCGCTATCATTTGGCCCCCTCGCGCAGCGAAAACTCCCATGCGTATTCGTCAGACGTTGTGAAGTAGTCGAGACGGTCCATGGTGATTACGCCGTAGCGCCCGCGCTCACCGATGAAGAATTCGCCAATCACATCATCGTTGTGAATTTTATAAGGCTTTCCGATAGCGATTAACGCTACGCCATCCTGCGTGCGCTTTTTAGCTGCGGTGAATGTGATGGTCTTTTCCCGTTCTGCTACACCATCAGCCTTAAAGCCGGCTACGATGCGATCGGTGGCGGGGGTTTGTTCTTCTGAAATCTCGGCAACGATATCTTCGTGATACGTCGTAATATCGTCCTGGTGAATGTCTACGTAATACCCTTCAACCGTGGACTCATGACCGTGCAGATAGCCTATGTTGAAAATTCGTACCCATTCAGCCTTCATAGCCACATTCTCCGCAGCCAGCTGCTTAAACGCTTTCGCCAGCTTCAGGAACTTCTGCTCTCTGATCGACAGCTCGCCCGCGCTCTCCAGGGAGGCGATGAGCTCGTTTACCGTCTGTAATGTGATAGTCATTTTCTTACTCCCGCCAGGCACTGGTTAAACAGGTTTGTCATTGGGTTTACGCCGCCAGGACGCTGGCGATACTCAAAAGACGGATCGCTTTCGGTTACAGCTGTCGTGTCGATCAGGGTGTAGCGGTAGTGCCTACACTCCCCTTCGCGCTTGACCTGCCCATCCCTGTTCATCTGCCAGAGCGCTGAATTGACCACAGACGGATCCAGTTCAGTAGCGTGGCGTATCTCATTGAACGAGCACCCAGGGTGCTGACCGATGAAGTTAATAACGGCTTGTTTGCCAGAGTTCTTTTTCATCAGATAAGTCCTCTCTCTTTCCCGCGCAGGTATTCATCCCACAACCACTGAGCCGGAGTTAACGCGCCGAGCGATGCCGCGCTTGGCATGCATCCGAAGCTTTTGCCTTCAGGGTGAAAACCCTGCTGACGGCTGACATGGTTTGTGGGGATGGCTTCCTGGTTGTTCTCCAGAGCCAGTACCGGCGACGGTATTTGTTCTCCGGCGGCGACTTTCAGCGCCCAGTCTTCCAGCTTTTTAGCGGCATATTTCTCGGTTTCTGCCTCGCTGAGCTGGCGCTGGTACATTGCTCGCCGGGTATCGGTAACAACCCAGTACATAACAGGGTGAGACCATGGGAAGCGCTCAGCACCGCCGGTATGCAGCCCTTTTTCACGGCTGTAGCGGTGGAACTCGTTCATCACGTCGACAAGAGTCACGCCGAGCACTGTGCCGCTATCCTTGCACCACTTGATAAACTGGCCCGGCGATGGCCAGAACGGCGATTCGCTGGCTCTCGCATGTCGCACGCCGGCGGATAACTGCTCGCGGGTGCGGATCCCGTTTTCGGCAAAAGCTGCAATCCACTGGCGCTTCGCTGTCTTCTCTTCGGCGTCGGTGCGCAGATTGGTCTGCGTTGACGCCGGGAAGATCTGCTTCAGCTGACGGAACAGGGAGTCAACCAGCCTTTCAGCCTCGAAATCAAGAAGCCTCTGCGGCTCCGTACTCCCTGCGGCCATTCTGGCCAGCGCATCACCATCGCGATTGCTGATCGCGGTCATAAGCTGAGTGGTCATATGAAGTCCTTCCAGCCTTCAGGGCTGTTCCAGTGTGGGGAATCAGGTTCGCTTCTCTGGCGCCCGGAAAGCGGATTAACTCTCGCGTTCCTGAGCCACACCCGGAATGCCGAGTTCCAGTCGATCAGCTTTGTGCCGCGGGCCTGGTGATAATCACGAAAATTCAGCAACTCGGTTTCAATGTTGATCCCTTTCTCCGAGGCAATCGCAATGTGATCTGCCGATGGCTTGAAGGCAGGAGGGAAAGGTATTTCCCCGTTGGGTGAAATCCCGATCCGTCGCTTTGCAGCCTCGCTGATAAACTGCCCTCGCGCAGAGAGAGAGTCTGGTTCAGTGACTGGTTCAAAAGAGTGACTGGTTCTGGTGCCATCTGGTGGCATAGGGGGTGTGCCATCAGATGGCATAGGGGGTGCTATTTCATGGCATACCCCTGTGCTTTTTGGTGGCATAGGGGTAGCATCAAGGTTCAGATAATACACGTTGGATGTATTACCTTTCCCGTTGTTGACCCCAACGCGATTTTCACGCTTGAGTAGCCCCATATCCTCAAGCGCATCAATATGATTGCGAACAGCGGATTTGCTGCATTCACACTGATCGGCAATGTGCTGATATGAAGGCCAGCATTCACCCTTATCGTTGGCGTTGTCGGCCAGCTTGATAAGAACAAGCTTACGCAGTGAGTTGCCCACTTTGACCCCCATTGCTTTCGCCATAAGTGACATGCTCACGTGCTACCTCCGGTTTGTTTACTCTTACAGATTTACCAGGCATAATTACCTCGCAATTACCTCTTCGTTTTTGCACCTGAAAGCCGTTAGTGTTACCGCACTGCGGCTTTCGCCCTTTCAGAACAGCCCCTGCTGCTTAACGGGCTTTGCCCTTTTCTTTTCGAACTTGTCAGACGGCAATGTCTGCTTCTCTGCCCACAGCTTTGCGTGGCGTAAAACATCATCAAAAATCCTCCCCTTGCGACCGGCCTGCGACATGCGCTTGTACATATCGACTGCCTGGTATGCCCCCCCTGAGCCACTGCCTGGGTGAATCCCTGGCGCATCAGCTCTTCGCGGACGTTCTTCTCAATGAATTCGATGTGGTTCATCAATCCCACCCTAACGGACCTGGACGGCACCGCTCTGCACGTAATCCGATATCAGCAAGTGTCTCTACTGACTGCAGGTAATGGCGGGAAACCACCACCGCCTCCGGCGGAACAACCTGCAGCCCCAGCGCTGATATTTCCTTCGCCATTTCGGCGTAATACCCTTCGCTCTTCCGGCGACTGATTGTTGACTCGCTCACTCCCCGTATTTCTGCAAAAACCTTCTGGCCAATGGATAAAAGGCGGTTTAGCAAAATGCCTTCTATCTCAATCGGGTTGAGGATTGGCGGTTCTAACTTTCGGGCTATTGCATTCTCCATCTGTGATACTTCCTCTGGTGTTGATTGAAATGGCCGCCAGTCAGGCGGCGCTATTGTTTGGTGGCGGAAAAATCGAAGGCAGATCAGGGCGAAACTCATATGCCTTAATCTCTCCATTTACGGCAGCGACAAGGTCGGGGACGTGCACTGGAGAAATCCTCTTTTTCCCGTTTAGCCAGTCGCAGATCGTCGACTGCGCTTTGCCGCATCGCTTGGCCAATTCTTTCTGACTGCCGGCGATGGAAATCGCTTTTTCTACTGCGGGGTTTTTCATAATCACCTCAGCTATTGGTTTTTGATGATTATGGTTATCGCAAAAGAGATTGTCAATCGCCTATGCGATTTTTTGCCAAGTAATCGCCTTGGCGATAGGATTAAAGGAGTTACTTTGAGGAGGTGTTATGGATTTCTCTGAGCGTCTTGCTCGAGCAATGTCATTGGCTGGGTATACGCAAGGCAGGCTTGCCAAAGAGGTCGGCATGGCTCAGTCAAGCGTAAACAAGCTGCTTAATGGCGCCAACGGCTCTCGCAAAACAGTGGAAATAGCATCTGTGTTAGGCGTGCGTCCTGAATGGCTTTCCACTGGAGCAGGTGAAATGCTTGCTGATTCCATACAGATCACGGAAGTGCAGACGCCAGTAACACCGAAAAATGGCATTTATCGGGTAGATGTCCTCGATGTAAAAGCCAGCGCAGGTCCTGGTGCACTTATCACGAACGATTTCATCGAGACGATTCGTGCGATCGAATACACATCAGAGCAGGCCAGATCTCTATTTGGCAATCGGCCAGCTCATCACATAAAAGTAATCACCGTTACCGGTGATAGCATGGACACGACAATATCCCCCGGCGATGAAATTTTCGTAGACATCAGCGTCACCCATTTTGACAGTGATGGCGTTTATGTGTTTGTTTTTGGCAAAACTCTTCACGTCAAGCGCTTGCAGATGCAAAGGGACCGACTAGCTGTAATTTCGGATAACCCCATCTATGAAAAATGGTATGTAGAGCCAGGTGATGAAGACCAGTTTTACGTTATGGCCAGAGTCCTTCTCAGACAATCGATCGAATACAAACGATTCGCATAACCCGCTCCGGCGGGTTTTTTATCGCTACACCTTAGCAACCACCCTCGCAAAAACACCTTTCTAAAATTTTTTCTTAAAATAATCACTTTAATAATCACATATTTATCACTTATACGATTGATAATATCGTTTTAGCGATTGACCTGAATAATCGCCTTGGCTATTATCATCTCATCCAAACAACAACGTTGGCGCCGGAAATAGGTAACAACGCTCCGTTAGCCGCGATAAGGCAAAGGTGAAGAGATGACGCAGAAAAAATACGCCCTTGAATGCAAGGCTGAATATCTCCGGTACCGCGAAAAATGCCGAAATACTCGCCGAGGTGATGGGTTTCATGACCTGTGGGTTAAGTTGGCATGGCTTAATCGCCGGGACGCAAGAGCCTGGGCCTCTCAGTCTGCATGAGATTAATTTTCGAGGTATTGAGAAATGATCCGAGAACATGAAGTTCCCGCATGGCATCGGTTTTGTTTAAAGGTTGCTGTGCTTGTGGTTGCGGTCGGTTGGGTTAGTTACGAATTCTGCTGGGGTGTCGCATGAGCAAACAAGGCATTCGTTCACTGATTTACTGCCTGCTGATTTGCGGCGTTATCTGGGCAGCGGTGGTTATCAAAATTCTGCACGCTACGGGGGTGTTCAATGGCTAACTCAATTCCTAACAGCGGACGCGCCGTGATGATGCGTAACGCGAAAACTGGCGCCACCTGGAAGGTTTCACGTGATTACCTGAAAGAAACCTTCTGGTTCGAGCCTCAGGGCAACCTGCGCCACATTCGCAAAGCATTTGAGGCACGCGACCTGCTGCCGAACCTGGTACCAGCCGGGACGCATTAACCACGCATATCAGCGCACGAATTTAACTGAGCTATCAGGCGGCTTTTATCGCGCCGGGGATTCTTACAACCAAATTTCAGGGGAAACCATGAGCGAAATAATGGATTTAACCGTTATCGAAATAAAGCCAGAGCAGGCGCCCGCCCTGTACCGGGCTGGCGGTCTTGACGCTTACCTTGAGCAGATTCGCCAGGCCGTGAACGAGGTTCCGGACCTGACCACCAAGAAAGGTCGTGACCGTGTTGCTTCTCTGGCGGCGCAGGTATCACGCAGCAAGACGGCAATCGAAAAGCCGGGGAGAGAGTACCTGAAACGCCTTAAAGAGGCTGTGCGCCCTGCTGAGGCTGAAATTAAGCGGTTCGTTGACGCATGTGACGAACTGCGCGATGCGACACGTAAGCCGCTGACTGAGTGGGAAGCCGAGCAGGACCGCATTAAGGCCGAAGAAGCCATGAACGCACTGCATGCCGAAGCGCTGGCCATGAATGAAGAGTTCGATCGGCAGTTGGCAGCTCGGATTGAGTCTGACCACGAAATCGCCCTGCTGATGAATGACGCTTTCGACCGTGAGCAGGCAGATAAAGTAGCTGAGGCTGAACGCCAGCGCATCGCCCATGAAGAAGAAATTAAGCGATTGGCAGCCGCCGCAGCAGCCCGCGAAGTTGAGCAGCGCGCACAACGTGAACGTGAGGAAGCGGCGCTCCGGGAAGCTGCGTTGAAAGCGCAGGCTGAGCAGGCAAAGCGAGATCGCATTGCAGCCCAGCGGAAAGCAGAGGCTGACAAAAGAGCCGCTGTAGAAGCAGAGCGCCGCAAGGCGCAGGAACAAGCCGATCGCATCCGCCGCGAGGCAGAGCAACGCGAACAGGCCCGCCTGGCTGAGGAGAAACGTAAAGCTGACGAGCAGGCGCGCCGCGAAGCCGACGTTAAGCATCGCAAAACTGTCGGCACTGACATCGTTAAAGCCCTGGTGGCCAATACAAGCCTTACACGGGATCAGGCTATCGAGGTGCTCACCGCGATTAAAGACGGAAACATCCCGCACACAGGGATCAGTTACTGAGGTGGTTATGAACGCATACCGCGCATATGACGTGATCGAAGAGCGTAAGTGGGCTGAACAAACGCTGTCCGAAGAGAAGGAAAAGTGGATTGAAGATCGGGCAAAAGAGGTCTTTGACAGCCTTCCAGAGGATCCCTACGCGGCACTACGCCAGTCTGTATCGTCCAAAGCGTTTCCATATGAAGGCCTCCGTAGCGATAAGGCTGGCGAGGTATACAACGACTTGCGCACAGCAATAGCTTACGCCCAGGCGGAATACGACTGGGATCACCGCACAGGCTGCCCGTTTTAAGGATGCATGAAATGTCTGAATCTAAAACTCACTACCGAAAAGCTTTTGACTCTCCCTATCTGAGCAGTGCCGACATCGTTGAACCTACGGTGCTGACGATCGCCCGGGCAACGTTAGAAAGCGACAAAACCAAAAAAACTAAAGACGTTTTTAACACCGCTTATTTTGAGGAGCGCGAGTTGCGCCCTGGCGAAAAGCTTAAGCCAATGATCCTGAATGCCACCAACAGCAAGATGCTGAAAAGCATTACCGGATCGCCATTCCTTGAGGATTGGGTCGGCGTGAAAGTCACTGTTTACGTCGATAAAAATGTCAGGTTCGGAAAGGAATCGGTTGAAGGTCTCCGCTTAAGCCCAGCGCGCGTTTCAAAACCTGTGCTTTCGCCGGAAAAAACGCAGGCATGGAATAACGCTAAGGCCGCCTTCAAGCGCGATGGCAACCTGGATGCAGTGCTGGCGAGAATGGACATTTCTCCAGAGCATCGCCGCCAACTGGAACAGGAGTGCTCAGCATGATCTGGCATGACGTCGAGCAAAACGGGGAAGAGTGGGATGCTCTTCGCCTGGGGAAGGCTACCGCTTCAAACTTCGGCTTGATTATGGCTAACGATGGCAAGGCGTTTGGTGAGCCAGCTAAGCGTTATGCGCTTCAGTTAGCTCTTGAGCAGATTAAAGGGTGCAAGTCTGAGTTTGGCTTCACAAACGACCATATGGAGCGCGGCCACGAACAGGAGCCAATCGCTCGCATGCTGTACGAAGAGATGAACTTCGTCGACGTGGATAACGGCGGTTTCTTTGATCACGAAACGTATGGGGATAGTCCAGACGGACTCGTAGGCCGGGATGGGGTGATTGAGATTAAGTCGGTAATTGCCGCCACTCACTACGCCACCCTCACCCGCGGCGCCTTCGATCCGGCATACAGATGGCAACTAATCGGCCACCTTGATTGCTCTGGCCGGGATTGGGTTGACTTCATCAGCTACTGCTCTGATTTCCCTGACGGAAAGCAACTCATTGTTTACCGCCTGACGGCCGCTGAGTGTCAATCAGAGATAGCCCGCCTTCGCGCGAGAAGGAATGAGTTCCTGTCCCTTGTGGCAGAGACTAAGCGAATGATACTGGAGCTCGAATGAAACGCACTCCATTTTACCGCAGGCCCGGCAAAGCAGGAAAATTCTCCGGCCTTCGCGAGCGCGTGATCTGGATGATTCAGACGCGCGGCCGCCCTGTAACCGGTAGCGAAATAGCGGAGAAGTTCGGCGTAACGCTTGTTGAATTTAACCGCGTTGCGAACGGTATAACCAGGGGAGAAGGCCGCATTGCGCAGCTGATTGCATCGGAAACCTGGCTCAACGAAGACGGCATCTGTGATCGCACCTTTGACCTGATCACAAGGCCAAAGGTCATTACCCCGCAGGGTAAAACTCGCCTGTTCACTAAGCGATCGATAGCTCAGGCCGCCTCTGGCAACCGCCAGAAATGTATTGATAAAGCGGCCCGGCGCCGCCGGCTTATCGCATCTGGCCTCTATATCGATGAAATGGAGTCAGTCCTATGAACCGCTACTCACTTATCTATGCCGACCCGGCCTGGTCTTACGGGAACACGGTCAGCAACGGCGCCGCTGTCGACCACTACCCCACCATGAGCCTGCTCGATATGAAGCGGCTCCCGGTATGGGAGCTCGCCGCGGATAACGCCGTATTGGCGATGTGGTACACCGGCACCCACAACCTGGAGGCGATCGAGCTGGCCGAGGCTTGGGGTTTTACGGTGCGCACTATGAAGGGCTTCACCTGGGTGAAGTTGAACCAGCTGGCCGAACTGCGCATTACCAAGGCTCTGGCAGAGGGAGAGATCGCAGATTTTTACGACTTCCTCGACCTGCTGAATGCTGAGACGCGCATGAACGGCGGAAACCACACCCGCGCCAATACCGAAGACGTGTTGATCGCCACCCGCGGCGCCGGGCTGGAGCGCAAGCACGCCGACATTAAGCAGGTGGTCTACAGCCCGCTCGGCGCGCACAGCGAGAAACCGTGGGAAGTTCGCCACCGCCTGGAGCTGCTCTACGGCGACGTGCCACGGATTGAGCTTTTCAGCCGCAGCGCAGCGCCAGGCTGGAGCCACTGGGGCAACCAGTGCGCCACCGCTTCCGTTGAGCTGATCCCCGGCTGCGCCATCGACGTAGTGAAGACGGAGGCAGCATGACGCCAGAAGAAAAAGAAAACGCTCTCCGCGCCCAGGCTCGTCGCTGCGCCGAAGAGATAACCAAAGCGATGAGCGTAAAGCCTAAACCGAAGTGGAACGCTGTATGCCCCCCCATCCTTCGCAAGCACTACGAGAAGGTAAAGCCGATGGGCGTCAGTCTGGTGAAATTTGTCAGTGTTATTGGCCGCATGAATGGGCGGTATGGAGTGGAATCATGAAAGAACGCGGAATGATTTTTAACGGGGAAATGGTGAGGGCCATTCTCAACGGCCGGAAGACGCAGACACGGCGCCCGGTAAAGTTTCCGATATTGGATAGAAATCTTGGGTGCGAGCTGGCTGGCAATGAATTGGCCGGGGAGCTGGCGGCGGGAAACTATTTGAATAGCGCATTTGGTAAGCCGGGTCATCGTATTTGGGTGCGGGAGACATGGACGCCAGAAAGTATCGATGCTGAGGATGGTAGCTATTCCCCTGACTATCGCGCTACGGCCAACGGCCAGCCTCTTGATGGACGATGGACACCTGCAATCCACATGCCTCGCTGGGCCAGCCGCATTCTGCTGGAAATCACCGACGTTCGGGTTGAGCGATTGAACAGCATTAGCCAGGAAGATGCACAAGCTGAAGGTATGGAGCTTACCGGGTGGCGGCCAACATACTCTGACCCGGATAGTGGCGGAGAGGCCTGGACACCATATGACAACTTCGCACAGTTATGGGAATCCATCTACGGCGAGGAAAGCTGGAAAGCCAATCCATGGGTTTGGGTTATCGAGTTCAAACGTGTTGAAGGCGGTGCAGCATGAGCGCAGAAATCATCGATCAGGCCAACGAGCTGGCAGAGCGCCGTCTGGAAATGACCATCCAGAACATGCGCATCAACCATAACGCAGTATCGGCCACTCACTGCCACGACTGCGGGGAAGAGATACCACAGCGTCGCCGGGAACTGGTGGCTGGCTGCCAGCGCTGCGCTGATTGTCAGGAAGAGTTTGAAGAACGTGGTAAGCATTTGGCTGTAACGAGAGGTGGAAGATGAAACATGAGATGCAACCAGATAGCCTTGTTGATCTGAAATTCATCATGGCGGATACTGGCTTTGGAAAAACCTTCATATACGACCGGATTAAGTCCGGCGATCTTCCCAAAGCCAAACTCATCCACGGCAGAGCAAGGTGGTTATATAGTGACCACTGCAAGTTCAGAGAAAAGCTCCTGTCCCGCTCCGATGGGTAA